ATGGAATTTCAGGTTCAGTACCGCGACGGTCGCCGCTGGGTGGTCCTCGCTTCGCATCCGACCCGTAATGCAGCGCGTGACGATGCCGCTGCTCGCATTGCCTTTTTGGTCGCCGATGGTTTCAAGTATGGCGATGTAGTCCGCGATTTCCGCGTTCGTGGTGTCACCGTCGCGGAGGCCGCCTAATGGCACTGTCGACTGACACCAACGCACTTGCATTGATCGGCGCTTCCGCGCTGACCGTGATCGTCGGCCTCGCCCGGTTGGTCGCCTGGATTCTTGACCGTCGCGCCGAAGCTGCGCTGCGCGCGCACCGCGAGCAGGTCTTCATCATTGAAAGCTACGTTGACTTGGTCGCGCCGACTGTTTCGCGACGCGTCACGATTTGTAGCGCCGAAAGCGAAATGGACGTGGTCGCATGAGCGCCATCGTCGTTTCCCATATCGACACGCCGTGGAGTTCTACGCGCATGGCTGACGGATCGCGCGAAGCGGGACTCCCCTCGTCTAACAGGGGAGTCAGTGAATTCAGGAATGCCGATGGCACCCTAACGGTCGCCATTGACTGGTTTTCCGCCTCTGTGGATTTGCGCGCCGTCCTGGGTGAAGCCGGTGTGTTCGTCAACGATGACCCCAATGAGGTCCGCGAATGGATGGACGTTACCGCCGAGAACGCCCGCGCGGTCGCACTGCAAGTGTTCTGTTGGTTCTTCGCCGGCTTGGGCCTGGAACTTGACGAAAAGGTCGGGCCGGGGCGGTTTTACCTGTGGCGCGTGCGTATCACCGACCGCGACGGCCAGCACGTGGGGTTGATCGAGTTGGGCGGGGAACACTGCCGCCGTGCAGATGGCACGTACACCGCGCGTATCGAGTTGACCGGCACCGGGTGTGGAGTGTTGAGCGCAGCGCGCTGCGGCCATGCGAAGCGGTGGCTGGAGCTTCGAGCGAAGCTCGAAAGCTGCGCTGGACGATTGACCCGTGTGGACGTTGCCGCCGATGACCTGTTGGGTAAATACCCCTTGAAACTTGCGCAGAGTTGGTACGCATCGGGCGAGTTCGACAACCGTGGACAGCGCCCCAAGGCGCAGACCGTGGACGATCACGATAGCGGCGATGGCAAGACCTTCTATGTCGGCGGCAAGAAGTCCGAAAAGCAGCTGCGCGTGTACGAGAAGGGCAGGGAGCAAGGCGACAAGGCCTCCGAATGGGTGCGCTATGAAGCGCAATTCCGCGCCACCAACCGCAAGGAATTGCCGTTGGATTTGCTGCGCGATCCTGCTGGCTATCTGCTCGGTGCCTATCCCGTTCTCAAGTTCCTGCACTGCGTCGCCACGCGCATCGACATTACGAAAGCTGCTGTCGATGCCACTTGGAAAAGTGCGCGTCGGCACCTGAAGCGCCAATACGGCGCAACCCTCAATTTCATCGTGCGGCATTGCCCAACGCCTGATGCGTTGCATGCCGTCATCAGTACCTGCACGTCGCATCGGCTACCGGCGTGGGCAACAGCAGACGTAGCCAATCAATGGCCCGAAATCGCGGGCATCAATCAAACCTTAGAAGGGGTTACACCATGAGCGCAATCAAGGTCACAGTGTTGAATAGCGAAGTCGATGAGCGTGGCGGCACGTTCGAAGATGAGAAGGGCAAGGAGCGCAGCTACACCACGCGCAAGCAGAAATGCCGTCTCGAGGTGGATGGGTTCGTGTATCCCTATGAGGCACGGTTGGAAGACGGTCAGAAGCCGTTCGCACCTGGTGAATACGAGTTGGATGTTGCCGGCATGCTGCAAGTCAACAAGGGCAACATCGCGCTGGGCAAGTTTGCCAAGCTGAAGCCCAAGTCCGCGCAGCGCCAGGCAGCGTAATGCATGTCTACGCCTGAGCCGCTCTACGTCGTCGGTTGCGCTGCGCAAAACATGCAGCAGGACGGTACGTGTTCGGTTCCTGTGTGGATGCCGTACCACCAGCCAGTTCTTCCGCCCCTGGATCTGGCCGATGGAACCATTGTCGCGTTTGCCATCATTTCGATGTGGGCGATAGGGGTTAAAGCGCGTCTCGTATTCCGCGCGGCGCGTGTAGGGGTCTACTGAGATGGAGAGAGAGTTATGAAGAACGTTGTCAATGCTGCACGTCGTTTTGCTTCCACCACCACCGCCAAGGTCGGTGCCGGTGCGTCCACGCTGCTCGCATCGGGTGCCGCATTCGCGGCCGATTCTGCATCGCCCGGTGCTGCCATTGCCGGCGAGTTGTCCGGTGGCAAGACCGATATGGGGTTGGTCATCGCCGCCTGCGCCATCCTCATTGGTGTCGCGATTGTGTGGGCTTACATCAAGCGCGTGAAGTAAGCGCCGGGTCGTGTTGTATCACAAGGGGCGCGCGGAAACGTTCGCCCCTTTTTTCTAGGTGAAAGGGGGGAGTTATGGGTTACTTCGTACTGATTGGATTGCTCGGCTGCGCTTGGCTCGCATTCGAGGGCATGTGATGCGCTGGCTCGCGCGCGTGTTTGCATCTGCAGTCGCTCGGCGCTTTGCTTACGTCATCGTTGCATTCTTATTCGCTGCGCTCGGCGTGGACAATGCGCGTGCGCAGGACGTTCCACCTTGTACCGTGACTAGCAGTCCGCTTTGTTCGCAAGGTCAGGCGTATTCCTTGGCTGCTGCTGATGCTAGCGCTGATCGGTATTGCACGTCAGTTGGCTCATGGTCCATGCTGAGCTATCAGGTTTACTTGGATGGCGTAAATCGCTACGGCGTTGAGGTGCGTTGTCGACGAAAGGAGGATGGTTTCGAGACAGGCGCTCGTAATAGCCGGCGTTGGGTGTTCGACCCGTCCAAGACATGCCAGGCGATTCCATCAGCAATCACACAGTTTCTTCCGCTTAATGGCTCTAGCCAATGCTGGAACGGTTGCGAAGTGAAGTACCGCCAGAACGGTGACGATGAGACCAGCACTCGCAGTCCTACTGGTGCGCTTTGCGACCCTGACTACAAAAAAAATTGCCCTGTAGGTACGTTCTGGAATGGTTACATGGGTGTGTGTCAGCCCATCGAGCCAAGTTGCCCCGAAGGTCAGGTGAAGCAAGACGGTGTATGCAAGCCTGAGAACAAATGCCCACAAGGCATGGTCGCTGTGCAAGCGTCAACGCCTGGTGCAGTCGCGCAGGGATCGCTTTATTGCGCACCTGAAAAAGAGGAATGCCCGCCAGGCACCATCATGTCGCCTTCCGGCAAATGCCTGCCAGGGGAGGGTCAGTGCGCGAAGGGTGAAGCACCCGGCAAGGATGGCACCTGCAAACAAGACAAGGATGGTGACGGCAAGGGTGATGAGGACGGCGACGGCGACGGCGACGATGGCGACAAAGGCAAAAAAGACGAAGCATCTGGTGGTGATGATTGCGAGACACCGCCCAGCTGTAGTGGCAATGCCATTCAATGTATACAGGTGAAAATTCAGTGGCGCATCGACTGCAATACGCGGCGCAGTCAGAACATCAGCGGCGGTAGTTGCGATGCTGTACCTGTATGCACCGGTAAGGCCTGCGATGCGATGGAATACGCGCAGTTGATGCAGCAGTGGCGCTCAACGTGTGCACTCGAAAAGCTCGCCAAGGGTACCAACGCAAGCGGTAATTCAACTGATAAGAATGGTAACGGCGTTGCCGATGCTCTTGAGGGCAGCGGCAATGTCACCGATCCAGGTGATGGAAAATCTGATATTGATGGCGCAAAGAAATTCGGTATCGGCGTGTCAACATCGAAGCTTGATACCGAAAACATTTTTGGCAATTCGTCATGCCCGCAGCCGCCAAGTTTTACCATCAAGGGCACTACGATCAATGGCGCTGATTTCCCATATTTCTGTCAGGCCGCTGCGATCTTGCGCGCCCTGATTCTGATGTATGGCGCATATCTGGCAATCCGAATTTTAATGGGCTGGGGGTTCTGACATGGGCATGGTCTGGGAGTGGATCACTAAGGGTGTTCTCTTTTTGCTTGGCAAGCTGAAGGATGTTGCCGCTGGTATTGTCGGCAAGATCCTCGGTACGTTTGGTTTGACGCTTGTGTCATTTGAGGCCGTTCTTCCGAGGCTGAAAGAATTCATCACGACCAACATCTCTGGCCTTGATGGTCCCGCAGGTCAGATGCTTGGTTACCTGGGCATCGGTACAGCGATGTCTATGGTGCTCTCTGCGCTCACGGTGCGCATGACGTGGAAAGTCTTCCTCGTACCCAAAAGCGTGGCTGATACCTTGGGAGCGAACCAATGATCTATTGGTTCACGGGCCAGCCTGGTCATGGCAAGACGCTGCATGCCATCGAAAAATTGCTTGAGTACAAGGATCAGGGCCGCATGACGTTTGCGTGCAATATCCGCGAATTCGACTACGCAAAAACGGGCGTTCTTGAGATGACGCCACAGCAGTTCTGCGACTGGCCTAATTTTTTGCCCGATGGCGCTGTCGCCTTGGTCGATGAAGCCTATGAACACAGCATGTTGCCTAAGCGCCCACCCGGTTCCAGGGTGCCGCATCACGTCGAGCAACTTGCAAAGCATCGGCATCGCGGTCTTGATTTCATCTTCGTTAGCCAATCGCCTGACAAGCAATGCGATCAGTTCGTGCATGATCTGATCGAACGCCATGTGCATGTGCGTCGTCGTTTTGGTACCCAGTTCGTGCACTTGCGCGAGTTTGATCGATTTGAGTCTCGCCCAGAGAAGGCTAACCCGCTCATTGTGAGGCGCAAGAAGCTGCCCACGCGTCCCATGGGCACCTACAAGTCAACCGAGCTTGACACCACTGAGCGAAAGATTCCTTGGTACTACATTGCGCTGCCTATCTTCTTGGTGGCGGCAATTGTGATGACGTATGTCGCGTTTGGCAGGATGGGAAACAGACTAGGTGGCAAGGCGATAACGCCAGAGACAAACGCCGCACAGTCGCAAGCTGTCCCACGCGACGGAGCGTCAGCGACGGCGCACGGGACAGCGCAGCCCGCCAAGGTGATGACTTCTGCCGAATACGCCAAGCGATTCTTGCCGCGTATCCCGTCCGAGCCTTGGAGCGCACCCGCATATGACGACAAGTTGTCGCTTCCGAGTGAGCCGCCGCGGTTGTTTTGCATGTCTTCGCTCACTGGTAACAACGCCAGCGGTGACCGTATCGGCCCCACTTGTACATGTTTGACAGAGCAGGGCACCCAGTATGTTCTGGATCAGCAAACATGCCGCTATATCGCCCGGCGCGGCCAGTACGAGCCATATCGCGCACGCCGCGATGATCGCTATGTTGATGGCCCAACACAGATTGATCGTGGTCTAGATAGCATCGCCGAGCGAGGGCATGGCGTCACAAGCATTGATCGTGGTAACCGTCATCAGGGCACGTTCCCCGAGTCTCCCGGCTACACCACGTCCACTAGCGTGCCGTCCACAGGCATTCAGCTATGAACAGCATCGACCACCCTGGCCCATTTGCGTCTCCCTGTCCTGGTCCTTCTGGCCATGACGCTTCTGTGTCTCTACAACGGCAATGCCTGGGCACTCCTTGCGATTCCTCTCATCGAGGATGGGCATCGCAATTGGAAGCTCCCCCGCTTCCGGTGGGCGTTTTATGTCTATTACGTCGCGCACCTGGCCGTTTTCTGCCTTCTCAAAGAAAATTTGCTATCCTGAAACCGCTACAGCAATTCAGGGCGATTAACATTTATCGCAATGGAAAGCAATAAGGCAAAAATCATGCCATTTATCAAATGTTCATCTTTAGTTTTGATTATGTTCATATTTTCGCCAAATGCTGACGCTCAGCAGGTTCATAAGTGCAGGGAGCGCGGCCAGGTCGTCTATCAATCCGCGCCGTGTGCTGCCGGCCCTGCTGAAAAGGTTTGGGCGGCCACGCCGGTCGCTGAGCCAACCAACGCCGAACTTTGGCGGCGCTATCGCATTCAGAAACAGCTAGATCGGCGTTATGCAGCTGATCGCGCTTCCGCTTCTGCTGCCTATGTCTCCGGATCTTCATCCGGCAGTGCATGCGAATCTGCAAAGCGTAGCCGTGCCACTGTCTATGAGGCTGCCGGGGTTCATCGAGATTTTGCTTTGTCTAGCCAGTGGGACAACGCTGTGCAAGACGCCTGCAAGTAATCGGGGTGTAGGGGCAGCGCCCCTACGGATAACGCCTCACCCGCGCCGTTGGCGTCTGCGCCCGCGTCCAGTTCGGCCAACTGGTGGCTTCCTAGCCCCCGAGCCATCCACTACTGCAGACCGCTCTTCGCGCCTGCGCCGCAGCACATCCCGCAGGTAGATCACGTTGTCGTCTGCAGAAATCCGCGACCCCAGAGACCTTGTGGCAGTAGGCGTTCGCGGGTTCGCCGATCGCGCATTGCGTTCTTCGGACATAATTCTGACGCGTCATGAAATATCCGTTTCGTGTCGTTGACAGCCCCTGCGGGGCGCAGTCACAGGGGCGCGGCTTTTCGCCTGGATCTGTCAGTTCGCATGTAGCCGGGGTGTAGGGGCAGCGCCCCTACGGATAACGCCTCACCCGCGCCGTGGACGCCGCCGCCCCCGTCCAGTCGGGCTGCGCTTGCCGCTGTCGGCTAACCCCGGATTCCCCCCACTGATAACCGCTTTTCACGCCTGCGCCGGAGGACGTCCTGCAGGTAGATCACTTCTTCGTGTCGTTGACAGCCCCTGCGGGGCGCAGTCACTGGGGCGCGGCTTTTCGCCTATATCTGTCAGTTCGCATTCATTGGTGGTGCAGGGGCATGTGCCCCTGCGATAAAGCTCATCCAGCCATCGTGCCGAAGTGTCTATCTCGCCAGCTACTCAGATTCACGACGACCACCTTTACTGTTTGTTCCGCAAACCGTTTTTTCGCCGCTTCGGCCTTCCGTCTGCTCGCATAGCCTGCAAGTCGTAGTTCCATCGAATCTCGCCATACAAGGCCTTTCAGGCGTTCCGGTGTCATCCGATCACCGTCCGGACTCACGAGGTAATTGCCTGCAATTCGCCATCCAATGAAACGGCCGTTCAGATACTCACACATGCTTCTATGCTTCCTTTCGCGGGGGACTTTCGTCTGGGAAGAAAGGATGCTAGCAGCAGCTTTATCAAGCCGCCGTAATAGCTCAGTCCGCTTCCAAACGTTTTACATAATATACATTATGCGAAATCGTACTGTTGACGCTGCTTTGCACCGTCGCGGCCTATTACTGCTGATTGCCGCGCAGGAAATGCCCCCGTTCCCGCAGACATACACCCCATTTGCCGCGGACATACGCCGCACATTTCTCGGAGCCTGGACAAGTCGCCACAGCTTTGATGGAACGACGGAAAAAACGCCTCGGAATTGACCAGAACAACCGCCAGTACTGAAATCTAGACCTTAAGTTCCAGTAGCGCTGTTCCATAGGATGACAAGTTCCTGCAGCTCTGGACCTGGTTCATCAGCGAGCTTCTATCGCTTCGCGGCGGCGGCGTGCGAAATCGTCGGCCGCGTGTCGGCCACGGCGCGCTCGATCTTCGCCCGGAACCACCAGTCGTAGTCCTCGGCGGCTTCGGTCGACTCAAATTCGGAAACACGGGGATCGAGCTTGGTTTACTCCAAAATGGAAGGAAGGAAAAGCTGCTCCGGATTCGACGTCCCCCCATCCTGAGTAGCAGTCGGGTTTAGCGTCCGGGGTTGATGATATCGCTATTGGCCAACTGCTTGATGAAGTCGCTCAGGTCAGGTCGCCTGGACCACTTCACAACCGTTGGTGTTGCGAATCAGAGTTGAAGCCGCCGGGGTGTTTTCCCCATTACAGACACACCTTCCCCACGGCAGGCATCAACTGCTTTCGCTTCAGCCACAGGTTCGACAGCGCAAACAGCGTCAGCACCTGTGCGGTGTTCTTGGCCAAACCGCGATAGCGCACCTTGACGTAGCCAAACTGGCGCTTGATCACCCGAAACGGGTGTTCCACCTTCGCACGCAGGCTGGCCTTGGTGTGCTCCCAGCGCTTGGCCAACTTCAGTTCGCGCTTGTTCTTGATCTGCTTCAGCTTCGAGCGCTTCTCCGCGATCAGGTAGCGCAGCTTGCGCTTGCGCTTCATCTCATCGCGCTTCTCAAGCCCGGTGTAGCCGCTGTCCCCGCACACCGTGTCTTCCTTGCCGTGCAGCAGCTTGTGCGCTTGCGTGATATCGGCCACGTTGGCCGCCGTGCATTCGACGTGGTGCACCAGCCCGGAGTCCTCGTCCACCCCAATGTGCGCCTTCATCCCGAAGTAGTACTGGTTGCCCTTCTTGGTCTGGTGCATTTCAGGATCGCGCTCGCCTTCCTTGTTCTTGGTCGAGCTAGGCGCAGCGATGATCGTGGCGTCCACGATCGTCCCGCCGCGCAAGCTCTGCCCCTTGCGCGGCAGGTGGGCGTTGACCCGATTGAACAGCTTGCGCGCCAGATCATGCCGCTCCAGCAGATGCCGGAAGTTGAGAATCGTCGTTTCATCCGGCACTTCGTCCAGCCCAACGATCTTGGCGAAACGGCGCATCGACACCGTGTCGTATAGGGCTTCTTCCGCCGAGGGATCGCTCAGTGCATACCACTGCTGCAAAAAGTGGATGCGCAGCATCGTCTCCAGCCGATACGGCTGTCGCCCCGGCTGCCCCGACTTCGGGTAGTGCGGCTCGATCAGCGCCAGCAGATCATTCCAAGGCACGACATGGTCCATCTCGGCCAAGAACACCTCACGCCGCGTCCGCTTGCGCTTGCGCTTGCCGTTGTACTCCGCGTCGCCGAAAGAAAGTTGCATCGTCAT